ACTCCGTAAGGCTCTCAAAGACTATGCTCCAGACCTTGACAAAGCTCTAAAGAAGGAATTGGCGGCATTGGCAAAGCCTGTAGTCAATAAGGCTAGAGGCTATGCTCCAGCACTTCCACCCCTAAGCAATTGGGGTAGAGAAGGCGGTAAGTTTCCTTCTTACAATGGCGCATTAGTTAAATCAGGTATTCGCTTTAGCACTGCTAAATCTAAAAAGAACACACGAGGCTTTTCTTCTAGTGTTCGTATTGTGAACGCAACAGCAGCAGGTGCTATCTATGAGACAGCAGGACGCAAGAACCCATTCGGTCAGCCTTGGGTAGGTCCTAAAGGTCCAGCAGGCAAAAAGTATTCTCACTCAATTAACAAGTATGCAGGGCGTGACTTCAATGCAGCTATGGGTGGCGAGTTAAAGGGTAAGGGTCAAGATAAGGGTCGCTTGATCTATCGCGCTTGGGCAGAGGATGAAGGCAAGACACAGGATGCCATGATCAAGGCAATCCTTAGAACCAATGCTCTCTTTCAATCCAAGACAGGCGGAGCGATTACTCGCGGGGTTAGGAAGGTTGCATAATGGCTACTCAGTCAAACATTGACATTAAGATTATTGCCGAGTTCTTAGGCAAAAGCGCATTCAAGCAAGCAGACACAGCAGCAACCAAACTTAACAAGACAGTTAAGTCTTTAGGTCAATCCTTTGGATTAGCCTTTGGTGGTGCTGCTCTGGGCTATGCAGTCAAGTCCACAATTAAGGACTTTGCAGATGCACAGCGCGAGACAGTCAATCTAACTAATACAGTTAAAAACCTTGGTCTTGCTTTTGATGCTCCACAGGTAACAGCCTATGTAGAGCAGATCGGCAAGCTGTACGGAGTTACTGGAGACCAAGCAGTTCCAGCAATGCAGGCACTTCTTTCTGTGACAGGTTCAGTCTCAAAGTCCACACAGATCATGAACACTGCTTTGGATCTTGCTGCATCTCGTTCAGCCAATGTTGCAGATGTTGCACAGGATCTTGCTAATGCCTATGTGGGAAATACAAAGGGTCTTAATCAGTATCGCTTAGGTTTAACTAAGGCAGAACTATCATCCAAGACATTCGAAGAAATCATGGCTGTCATTGGCAAGCAGACATTAGGCGCAGCAGATGAAGCAGCTCAAAGCCTTAGTGGTCAATTAGCCATCCTTTCAGAAGTAAGCAACCAAGCCAAAGAACGCATTGGTGGCGGATTAGTCGAAGCCCTTGGCGGTCTCTCTGGTGCTAATGGCGCAGGGGGCGCAGCCAAGAACATTGAGAATCTTTCAATCAAACTTACTAATGCAATTACTGGTTTTGGTTACTTAGTACAAGAGATCAAGATTGCTCAACCTATTCTAGTGGCAGCAGGTATAGCAGTAGGTCTTGCATGGGCTCCATGGTTCACAGCTATAAGCGTTGCAGCACTTGGAATAGCTGCCATTGGTAACGCAATGAAAAAGAACAAAGCACAAATTGCGGTGAACACTGGTCCATTGATGTTTCCTACTTCTGGAGATGGTGGCTACAGAGAGCGCGAAGCTGCTCGTAAAAAAGCGGAGCAGGAAGCACTTGCTCGCAATAAGGCATTAGCCAAACTGATTAAAGATCAAGCTAAGTCTGCTGCTGAAACAGTAAAGCAAAAGAGATTACAGAATGCAATTGATAAGGCTAATCTTGTTCTTAATAAGGGCGAAGAAGTCTTTGACATAGATAAGATCCAGATTGCAGCAGCACTTGCTAATCAAGCAGAATTACTAGGCAAGACAACCAATCAAGCACAGATTCTCCAGATTGCTAATGACACTGCTCGCTTGAATGTAAAGCGTTCAATCCTTGCGCTAGAAGATGCTATTGCTGCAAAGGATGAGCAAGCCATCATCGCTGCAACGGCTAAACTCAATGCAGACCTGAAAGTCCTTAATGCTCTATCTGGTCAGAATACTCAGATGCTTGCTATTGAGACTATCCTCAAAGGCTTAAAGCCTGTTGATCTAATCAATCAAAGCAACCTCGATCTTGCTATTTTTAAGATTAAGCAGATGCTTGAATTACTTTCACAGGCTTCCGCACAGGCTAAAGCACCAATTCCAACGAGTGCATCATTAGGTTCTGGCATTCCAGTAGGTGACTTTATTGCACCAATTAGCAAGGAAGTAGCAGCTCAGGGATCTATCGGAGCAATCCTAGAATACGCGGATGCAGCCTCAGCTCGTGCCAATGCTTTCGCAGACCTTTTAGACATGCAATCAGAGCAGGATTTACGCGATCTTATTGCTTATCAGAAGTCAGTGGGTGACCTTGGTGGTTACAGCCCTAACATGAACTCTGGTAGAGGCTATGGCGCAGGTGGCACTAACATTACAGTTAATACTGGAGTAGGTGATCCAGAAGCAATTGCTCGTGCTGTAGAAGATGTAATCCGTCAGTCTTATCAGCGTGGTACAAGTTCAACAGGACTTCTAGCAGTATGACATGGCTTCCAGAATGGCGCATCACAGTAGGCACTAATGTCTATACCAATGTTACCTCTGTTAGCGTCACCACAGGTCGAATCGACATTGATCGCCAATGTCAAGCAGGCTATGCCCGCATGGACATCATCAACTCAACCAACGCTCTTTTTGACATTGATGTTACGGACATTCTTAGCCTAGAACTTAAAGATAGCGGTGGAACTTATGTGCCTGTATTCGGTGGCACAGTCTCAGACTTTACAACTTCCGTTAGAACTCCAGAAGAAACAGGCTTTGTAACCCTTGGAACAATCCTTGCAGTAGGTGCTCTGGCTAAACTTCCTAAGGCGATCTATACCGATTCTGTAGCTCATGGTCTTGATGGCGAGCAGATCTCTATTATTCTTTCAGAGTTGTTAGTCAATGAGTGGCAAGAAGTAGCACCTGCCCTTCAATGGCAAGATTATGATCCAACTACTACATGGGCTAATGCTGAGAATGTGGGATTGGGTGAAATTGATACTGGTCTGTATCAGATGGATAACCTCAGTGCAGCTGATCGCAACACTCAAACCTTAGTCCAACAGATAGCAGACAGCGCGCTCGGAACGCTCTACGAGGACAAGCAGGGGCGCATAGCCTATGCAGACGCGGATCATCGAAGCAATTATCTTGCTGCTAATGGCTCAACACAATTAGATGCTAATTACGCATCCCCTGCCAGCGTTAAGTCAATCCTTCAGATTGGCAAAATCCGCAATAGTGAGATTGTTCGTTATGGCAATGATTTCGGCAGTACTTACTCAGCCACAGACGATGCTTCTATCACTACCTACGGACGCTATCAAAGAACATTCGACTCTAACATCCGCTATCTGGCAGACATTGAAGACATCGTAGAGCGTGATTTAGCCCTACGCTCAACGCCTAGAACACAGCTCGATCAGATTACCTTTAGACTCGACAATCCAACAATGCCATCTGCCCAGTTAGATGACCTTATTAACCTCTTTTTTGGTGAGCCAGTAGTTATTACTAACCTACCCTTTAACATGTTCGAGGGGTACTTCTCAGGCTTTGTAGAGGGCATCTCTATGAGAGCCACACCAACCTTTGTGGACATGACTATCTATGTCTCACCAACAGACTTCTCTCTCATTGCTCCAACATGGGCAACAGTACTTCCAACTAACACCATCTGGAGTGGCGTAAATGGTACACTACAGTGGTCTAAAGCGATCGGAGCTCTAACCTAATGGCAACAACAACCCCTAATTTTGGTTGGGCAGTACCAACCAGTACTGACCTAGTCAAGGATGGCGCAGTAGCCATTGAGACACTAGGCGATGCAATCGATGCTTCGTTGGTCGATCTTAAAGGCGGTACAAGTGGTCAGGTTCTAAAGAAGAACTCAAACACTGACATGGACTTTATCTGGTCTGCTGACTCAGCTGGCATGACTAACCCAATGACTACCACAGGTGACACGATTTATTCATCAAGTGGATCAACCCCTGCTCGTCTCGGCATTGGTAGCACAGGACAAGTCCTCACAGTTTCAGGCGGTGTTCCAACTTGGGCAACCCCAGCAGGCGGTGGCGGCAAAGTCTTGCAAGTTGTATTTGCTACTCATGCTTCGGCAGTCACAATTTCAACAACAACATTGACTGATACTGGTCTTACAGCTTCAATCACACCTAGTTCTGCATCGTCAAAAATTCTTGTTCTAGTTTCTACCATGAACCGACATTACAAATTATCTAACATTCAAGGCACGAAAATGGCTTTATTGCGTGGTTCGACAAGTATTTGGAGCGCAGATAGTGTCGCATACAGTCAAATGAGCAGCACTCACAGCATCGCTACTCACACCACACCAGTAATGTATTTAGATTCACCTGCTACGACATCTGCTACAACTTACAAAATTCAAGCAGCACCAGCAAGTACGGCAGATTCTGGACAATTATTTGTAAATGAAACTGGAACATCAACAATCACATTGTTAGAAATAGGTGCATAATGGCAACTGCAATTGAAGTTCTAAGATACTTAATTCCCGAAGGCGGCTATGTCTTGCGTGGAAGTGAATACGAAGGTATTGAATTTATCGAAGCAACCCCAATCACTAAAGCTGAATTTGATGCTGGTTTTGCAGCGGTCGATGCGTGGAAGGCAGATGAAGAAGTTAAAGCAGCGACAGCCAAAGAAACAGCACAGGCAAAACTGGCTGCACTTGGCTTGACTTCTGATGATCTAAAGGCACTCGGATTATAAGTGAAGGCAAAACTTTCTAAAGCTGCGCTTCAGTTAAGAGAGCAGATTGATGACTCGTTCCCAGATCGTGACCGCACATCGGATGGTTGGATCGGTGATACCCGACACGCTGCTCGCAAGTCAGATCATAATCCAGATGAGCAGGGCTGGGTACGCGCCATTGATGTGGACAAAGATTTATTCAAGGGTGGGAAGCCCGACATCATGGGAGATCTTGTCGATCAGCTTCGTACCTTGTCCAAGTCAAAAGCAGACAAGCGTATTAGTTACATCATTTTCGATGGACGAATCTGCTCCAGCATCCTTAACTGGAAATGGCGTAAGTACACAGGGGCTAACAAACACTCTAAGCACTGCCATGTTAGCTTTAAGAAAGAAGCTGACAATGATGGTGCTTTTTTTCAAGTATCTATGTTAGGCGGAGAATAATGAATGAACTAAAGACAGCAGCAGGCTCATGGGCTAGAGCCTTCCTAGTAGCAGTTATCTCAATGGCAGCAGCAGGGGTCACAGATCCTAAGGCACTGATCGCAGCAGGTATTGCTTCAATCCTTCCACCTGTATTGCAACCCTGTCATGGT